CGGGGAAACCTTGGCCTTTAGATATGACAGGCTTTACAGATTTACAAATAGCAATTAAAACAACGCAAGCGGGTAATTATGCTTTCGAGGCAATTATGGGGCCTGATGATTTTAGTTATGCTAACTTAAACCCTGTTAGTGCGGCGGCTCCCATAAGAGGAAATGAAAACTTAGATAGTAAAGGTTTTGATAAAGTGCTTAGTGATTCAGCGGAAGTAATGACGGCTGACGTCTGGAATATATTATTTATTAGAAACGTATTACAAAATATTAAGTTATTACAATTTAAGATTACTAATAACAGTGGTAGTGCAGCGAATATAGAAACCGCGTTTTTGAGGCTTGTATGATTTTAATCTTAGTCGCCAAATACCAGGGGGACTAGATCAAGAATGCCAGTAAAAAGATTAAACATGCGACAGCGTGACCAAATTTTTGATATAGTAGACGAGGGGACAATGATGGATGATGATAGTGATTATTCAGGTATCCCCGACGCATTAAATGAAGTATTTGCGCGCATTTATGGCTATCGAAACCGCTCACAAACACGAAATAGGGGGGGTAAACGACCTTCGCGCATTAAAAAAATCAATTCTTGGCAAGCATTTATTAAAAATAATTCCAAAAAACGAGAGTTTAGATATGCAAATGGAAAGCTAAAATTAAAAAAAATGGGGATTGCTTATAGAAAGACGAGAGCTTACAAAAGCAGAAAAAGATGATAGCTGAATTACTACTTATCGTTCAGCTGTTGGATAAACTGTCGTTACAGTCTACACCGCCAACAGTTGGGCCACCTCGCCCTGATGTAATTAAAAAATTAAAACCACCTGATGCACCCACACCAATTAGGCCACCAAGTGGTTACGAAGTTGACCTAGATCTAATAAGGTATTTCAAATAATGCCAATTGCGTTAGTTCCTGATGGGTTCACCCTCAAGAAAGTTACTAAATTACAATTAGAAGCAATCAAAAACCACCGTAGACACGAAGATGTGAAGGCTTTTCTTAGTTCCTCAGGGTCAGGCAAGGGTTTAGGTTTGGGGGCTATAGGAATTATTTTAATGATTATATTGCCATTTATGATTTTGGCATTTATTAGAAACTACAGTAAAGATAACCCAAACCAAACTTTTGGAGAGTTTGCAGAATCTGAAGCGGCAAAAGGTGGGGCTGGTGGAGTTGCCTTATACGCTAAAGCAATGGCAGGCATTCCCGAAACTTTACAAAATGTAATTTTACCCGAACCGCTAAGAGATGAGATTAAAGCAAGAACTGGTTTGGATGTTGATGTAGCAAACGTGTTTGAACCTCTTTTTACTGCTTTTACTGATTTACAAAGACAAAGACAAGAACAAAGAGAAGCTAAGTAAATGGTAATTGATACATACGTATTACTGGCCTATGCTACTGTCTGGACAGTCTTTTATTGGTTTTTATCGCAATATATCGCAGAGTTATCGCGTAGAAAATGGACTACATGGGTACAAAGTGCAGAAAGTGACGAAGTTTTACTTGAAGCCCTGGAAGCAGTAATAGAAGAAATAGAAGATAGAATGCACGAAAAATTGCAACACTTTCAAGACTCTTTTTTTGGGTCAGTTGGTCAGATGACAAAGAAAGCCCGAGATCTAGACCCAATGAATAATATTAGAAAGGCCGCAAAGAGTGGAGATTGGCCCTCTTTAATGGTTGAATATATGGCCAATAAGGCCAATTTAGGCCATTTAATAGGGTCTGAAAAGGATTCTGAGAGCGAAAAAGGGGGGGTAATCAACGCTAAACCGCCTCTTCCGAAGAGTATTTTAGGTAAATAATATAATACTATTATAATATAAAATGGTATGACTGTTTCTTTTTTTTTTTTTTAAGAGTGATTCTTTTTTTAGTTTTAAAATAATACTATTATATTAAGTAGGGTTTGCTATTGCTATATTAGGTGTAGAATGCGCGACAACTATTGTAGACAGTGTGGACTGATGTTTCGACATTGGATTCACAAAGCCGAAATGAACGTGTGTGATGAGTGTGAACCTGAAAAATTTAAACAGCTTCATAATCAAAACATACAGCAAATAAAGAAAAAGTCAAGGGGACAGGAACATATAACAGAGCATCATCATTTCCCAAGACAGCCAACCATGGCAGAATATTGTACGAAAGATAGATATCGAAGAGAGGTAAAATAAATGGGCCGCAAATACGATTTTAAAGCCGCGAAGTCCTTTACTTTAGGTTTACAAGAACTTGCATGGTTAGCCAAATATAGTGCAGAAAAGAAAATGAAGGCCTCTGAAGTAGTAAATAACCTAATAAGAAAAGCAATGCAAGCAGATAACAAAGAAGAAAAGAAACAAAAACAACGCGGGCCGCTTGCGTTTTGTACTTCGTGTATGAAAAGAACAGAGTTTGAACAAGTAGAAAACAACTGGTTATGCTTTGAATGCGGTGAAGATAAGACGGAAGTTATCGAATACCATATAGCACGTTCTTGATCTAGTAACTAAACCAATACGTATATATAACGGATTTACCGTTAATAAGGTATGGCACCAAGACGAAGGGCACCAAGACGTAGGGCAAAAAAGACGTTTAACATATCAGCAATAGAAGCAGGAACAGCACTTAGCTTAATGCAAAGTACTGGAGCCGCTTCAGCATTAGAACAAGCTATGCAAGGAAACATTAAAGGGTCTTTGCAAACATTAGAATCAAGTGTACAATCCAATAAACAATTAATCACTGCTACATTAGCAGGGGCATTTATTGGTAAAGCATTAACGAAAGGTTTTGCATCCGGAACCTTGGCCAAACTTGGCCCAATCAGGATAAAGGCATAAACATGGCATTCTATCGAACAAGAGAAGGGGCATTAACAGCAGCAGACTCGTTTACGGCTTTAGGTAGCCTTTACGGACAATCTACAACGGCATCTATACAGATACCAAAACAGGCAAGCCAAATAGTTGGCATCATCGCAACAGTTTCAAGTGATAGCGCAACAAATGGCGCAACAACTTTTGCTATGCAATTGTCTGGTGACGGATTAAGTCAAGGACAGGAAACCCTAACAATAGGTTCACAAGGTGTTGACGGAACACCAGCAAGTAACGGCGCTACAAATTTACCATTTAGTTTAGATGTAGCAATTCCAGTAGTAGGTTCTAACCAAGTTGGCGTTGCTATGGCAATGGATACTGATGTTGGCACTTGTTCCTGTGCGGTTACGTTAGTTTTCGCATAAGGTAATTTATGGCGTATAACCGCGAAGGTTACGCCCCATGGTCTTTAACGAGAAAAGCGGGCGTTCAGTCTGCAACTATTGATGGTGATATTTCTGTCCCGCAGTATATACAGCCCGTATTAGACACAGGCTTTGTAGATGAGAAGGGAGATTGGAAAGGCCGTAAGTCAAGCGATGAGCAGTTTATTGCCTTCCAAAAAGATGATGGTATTGCTAATGGCGGGGAAATATTAACCCCGACAGGGATTTCGGGGAAACCTTGGCCTTTAGATATGACAGGCTTTACAGATTTACAAATAGCAATTAAAACAACGCAAGCGGGTAATTATGCTTTCGAGGCAATTATGGGGCCTGATGATTTTAGTTATGCTA